GTGGCCACGTGGTGAGATGGGTTCACTTCCTGCTGACTCTGAACAGTTTATGTTGATTGAGCATTTAGCAACTCAGTTAGATAAAATGATAACTGATATAGAAAGCGGTAATGCTCCTTATGACCAACAACAAAAATTGACTTTAGATTTTTACGAAAAACGTATAAGTAAGTTAGAGGAAAGAATAGATCAAATAAAAAACGGGAGTCATTAAAATGATTGAAATCTTTAAAGGTTTTGTACTGTTTCTATTTGTGGATGGCACACCAATCGAATATACTCCAAAAGAGTCATTAGGAGATTGTTTGAAGACGAAACGTGAGATAGCTAGAAATATTGGAGAGACTGGAAGATACTCTTGCGCTCAAGGACAAGTAAAATTGAAAGAAATAAACGGCAAAAAATTACCAGTTGGATTGGTGGAATAAGATATGTGGGTACTAGTATGGTTAGCTCTTTTAGGGCAAAATATAGATTACTTTCATGTTAACACTTACAAAGATAAAGATGAATGTGTCAAAGCTCTTAAATCAGCATCTGTGTTAGTAACAAGTAAAAATCAAATGGTAGATTGTATATGGATCAAAGGTTTGCAAGATGCCCCAAGTGAAAAGGATGTATTAGATCAATGAAAGGTATAAAGATTAACAAGAAGACTTGTATTGGAAATGGTAATGTTAAAAAGTCTTCAATGAACAAATCAAAGAAACGATCAACCAAACAGTATAGAGGACAAGGAAAGTAATGGAAGAATATGATGAAGAACAATTCAAAAGAGTGTATGGAGATTACATTCTTTTAACAAATAAACTATCCGAAGAAAATGATACATTAATGTTAGCAGCAGTCTTAACAACAATTGGTTTGAGTTTGTATAGAACTTCTCTGACTGGAGAAGATTATGATAAGATGATAGATGCTATTGTATCATATAAGGATCAAGTAAAGTCATTTAATACACCCGAAGGTTATGTTAATTGAATGCACGTCTCTTATCCTTTAGCCAACCCGCTGGTCGTATCCACACAGGGGAGTCCGTTGGTGGGCTCGACAACATCAAAGACCTCATCGCATATTGCGCCCGTGTCTCCAATCCAGCAAACCAAGTTAACTCTAAGACAACAGACAAGTTACTTGACTACCTCATCGAACACAAACACTGGTCACCATTTGAAATGGCCTCAGCGTGTATCGAAATTGAAACCACAAGAGACATTGCAAGACAACTCGTTCGACATAGGTCGTTTTCTTTTCAGGAGTTTAGTCAGCGCTACGCTAATATTGAGTCTATGGACAATCAGTTCGTATTAAGAGAAGCTAGATTACAAGATCCAAAAAATAGACAAAATAGTTTAGAAACAACTGATACAGAATTACAAGTATGGTGGGATGCTCAACAGAAGTTTGTAATAGAGCATTGTAAAAGAATATATTCAGAGGCAATTGAAAAGGGTATAGCAAAAGAGCAAGCTCGTGTAGTTCTTCCTGAAGGTAATACTGTAAGTAGATTATATGTTAATGGTACTATCAGAAGTTGGATACATTACATTGAGTTACGATCAGCTAATGGAACTCAAAAAGAACACATGGAACTAGCTAAAGCAGTAGCAGAAGCTATATCAAAAATATATCCTAAAGCACTTAAATTTTTACAGGAGAACTAGATGGGTAAAAAACTTTCTACTTACTATTCTGATACAGATAAAAGTTATTGTGAAATACATATTAATTACAAAGAAGAGGTTGCCTATATTAAGTATTTTGATGATAATGGTAAGAGATTTTTTACAGAAGAGTTTCCCAATAAGTCATTAAGATATGTAGAAAATGCAGCAGAGAACTGGACTATGGGAATAAAGAAATTGGAGAAAAGTAATGCAGTATAGATCGACTAAAACATATGGTCATAATATAGGATTGTCAGCCTGCTTTCGTCAACCACGAGCGCACAGTCATTGTAAGTTCTTACATGGATATAGTCTTGCTTTTAGGTTTACGTTTGCAGCAAGTGAATTGGATGAACGTAACTGGGTTGTAGACTTTGGTGGATTAAAACCACTAAAGAAATGGTTAGAAGATAACTTTGATCATAAAGTAGTATTAGATACAGCAGATCCATATATTGATACTATCAAGATACTAGAGAATCAAGGTCTAGCAGATATCAATGTTATGGATGGAGTAGGTGTTGAAAAGTTTGCTGAACATGCGTATAATAAAGCTCAAGAAATTGTAAACGAAATGACTGACGGCCGTTGTTGGGTTGAGTCAGTTGAATGTATGGAACATGGAGCAAATAGTGCTATCTACAGTATCAAAACCTGAAGTTAAACCTACAGTAGCTAAACCTAAAGAATATACCTACTCAGAGATCTTCCACTCGATCCAAGGAGAAGGACACTACACTGGTGTTCCTACTGCTTGGATTAGATTCTTTCTATGTAACTTACAATGTGATGGCTTTGGTCAAAAGTTTCCGACTAAACCTGATACATGGGATCTACCTTATAAAGATTATGATCCTCAACAAGTAAATAGAGTAGAAGATTTACCTGTGTGGGAAAAAGGATGTGACTCATCCTATACTTGGTCTAAGAAGTTTAGACATCTTATGGCCAAGGAAACAGGAGCTACTATTGCTCAAAAGATTATAGACATAATGAAGACTAAATGGAACCCTGAAGGTTTCTTTCGTCATCCTTTGTCTATGCAACACAACCACTTGTGTATAACAGGTGGTGAACCACTTATGCGCCATGCTCAGATGGCGTTCTTAGATATCTATGAGACTCTAAGAAGTATGCCTGGTGGACCAATTCCTGAGACACGGTACAATGCGGCAAGCAACCTCCCAGCTTCTATTACATGGGAGACGAACGGCACTCAGAAACTTACAGAAGATTTTGTAAGTACAATTCAAAGTGACGTCTTTGCACCTGAAGCATTCTTTTCTATATCACCTAAGCTATGGAGTGTAGCTGGTGAGAAACGAGAAAAGGCTATACAGCCTGATATTGTACGTACATATTATGACGTTTCTAAAAAAGGACAACTGAAGTTTGTTGTAGGACCAGAAGAGGATCAATGGGAAGAACTTGATGAAGTTGTTGACATGTTCCGTCAAGCTGGTGTAAAATATCCAGTGTGGATCATGCCTACAGGTGCACGTCTTGAAGAACAAGAAGAGACTGCTGGCGATGTTGCTAGGATGGCATTTGAGAGAGGCTTCAATGTCTCTGGTCGGATGCACGTCTATCTATTTGGAAACGCTATTGGAACATAAGGAAAACAACTATGGCAAATTTACACAACTCGTACATCGAGCCCGATCGGTCTTTTGATACTGATCTTGTAGCTAATGAAGAGTATATTGCTACTCTTCCTGATCTACAGAATGGACCTGAGAGTCTAATCAAAGGTGCTCGTGTATACATTCCTCATGTGGGAATTCATAACTTTAAACTACCAATCAACTATCTACAACGAGATGGAGATCCAATAAAGTTGGAAACATCTATCACTGGTACTGTATCACTAGAAGGTGAGAAGAAAGGTATCAACATGTCTCGTATTGTTCGTACATTCTATGAACATAAAGATGAGACAATGTCGTTGTCATATCTGGCTGCTATCTTACAAGACTATAAAGATAAGCTAGGTAGTTTTGATAGTACTATTATTGCACGATTCTCATATCCTATCATGCGTCCTTCGTTACGATCAGGATTGGAAGGTTGGCAATATTATGATGTTGCTCTTCATCTTAATCTAAATGCAGAAGGTACATTAAAGCAATACATTGAGTTTGACTTTGTGTATAGTTCTACTTGTCCATGCTCATTTGAATTATCTGAACATGCTCGTAAACATCGTAACAAAGCAGCTGTTCCGCACTCACAGAGATCTGTTGCTCGTATAACAGTTGAGATAGATCCAGATAAACCATTCTTGTACATAGAAGACTTGAGAGATATTTGTGATAATGCTATGCAGACAGAAACACAAGTTATGGTTAAGAGAGAAGATGAACAGGCTTTTGCAGAGCTCAATGGAGCCAACACAAAGTTTGTAGAAGATGCAGCACGTCTATTCTATCAGAAGTTTAGTGCTGATGACCGCGTCCGTGATTTTAGAGTTGTACTATCACATCTAGAATCACTACATAGTCATGATGCTATTGCATCAATAGCTAAAGGTGTAGAAGGTGGATTAGATGCAGATGTATCATATCACGAACTACGGAGTCTTGTAAAATAGGAGAAAGAAATGAGAGACATACTTATCAAGGCATTCTTATCTCATGCCCAAGGTCATATTGATAAACACATTGCTAACGTGGAAGTCTATATGCACAATGCTGCAGGAGTTGGAGAACACCCAGACATAATTGAAGCTATCGAAATGGAATTAGAAGAGGTAGCAAAGTATCACGATCTCAAAGAGATGATGGAAAAGTATTTTGTGGACGCTAGTAATTGATTCGTGAATTTGAATCTAAGCAAGAAGAATGTCTCGTCATACTAATGGAAGAGTGTGGCGAGCTCATTCAAGAATGCTGTAAAATGATTAGAAAGAATAATTATTCTTCTGTTGACTTTGCTAAAGAAGTAGGAGATGTTATTACAATGTTAGAGATTGCACAAGATCTTGATTTAGTTTCAAAGAAGCAAATCAGAAAGCGATCTATAGTTAAAAAGAACAAACTCACTAAGTGGAGTAATTTATAAGGATATAATATGAAAGAAATTGCATATGTTGGAAGTTCTGTAAAAGGACTTAAAGATCTTGAGTATAATCATAGGAATGCCTCTGAGCTTACTTTTAAGGGTGAAAAAGCAAACATGACTAGATTTAGAACTGCTCTTAAAGAGCATCATCAAGACCAAGGTGATTTTTTTTGGTTAGCTAAACCTGAACTTCGTACTGAACAAGAAGTATTAATGTTAGAAGAAGAATTTCAAGTAAAACATAAACCAAGATATAATCAAGATTATACACCGTTGCAAACTAAGTTAAGATCTGGTAAAGTGTTAGATGATAAAAAGAAGTATCGTGGTGTATATGGATTTGAATTATGAAGAAAACATTTAATCAAATATGGATAACATTTCAGAAGGAGGGGGTACACTTGTACCCTGCAGCAAAAGATGACACCAGATTGGCTACTGGCGGTTGGGATGATGTTAGCTTTCTCGGTTACGCTCACCGCCATATTTTCCATTTTCGAGTGGGTATTCAAGTTTTTCATGATGATCGTGATATTGAGTTTATTCAGTTTAAGCGCTGGTGTGATGCTCTATATTCTGATGGAATTCTTGAGCTTAACCACCGCAGTTGCGAAATGATCTCAGACGAGTTAGCAGAAAAAATTAACGCTAAGTATCCTGGTAGAGCTTTAGAGATAACCGTATCAGAAGACGCGGAGAATGGCTCTACGGCGCGGTATGAATAGTTATAAATACTCTGGTATACAACTTAATCATATGGGATCCAATATGCAAAGTCTTAAGCAACACATTGCAGAAGCTGATGCAGTAATGAATGCAAAAGCTAAACTGAAAAAGATGAAAGGTAAAGAAGTATCTTTTACTCATCAATCTTCAGGAAAGAAAGTAACAGGAACATACCAAGGTCTTAAACAGATGGGTGGTCGTTCTTATGCTCACATTGAAACAGGAAAGAGTGCTCATAGAGTTCCACCTCATCACGTACATCAAGCACAATAGGCAGTTAACTCTGCCTATTTTATTATGGAGATATTATGACAGAATTTGCACACATTACGCCAACAGCGTACTTAGATCTATTTGCATCTGGTAGACCTTTTCACCTAACATTAGCACACTTAGTAGAACAAGATGAACAATATCGTAATTGGTATTTTCATCGTGATTCTTCTCGTTCATTGATGCCTTATATCAATGTTATGGATAATAGTGCTTTTGAAATGTACAAGCAAGGTCGAGAGATGTATCCATCAGACAAGTTAATTGATATGGGATACAAAGTAAAAGCTGACTATATTGTTATGTCAGACTATCCTGGTGAGCCTGCAAGAAAGACAATTGACAAAGCAAGAGAGATGGCACCAGAGTTAAGAGCTCATGGGTTTGGAACTTTCTTTGTACCTCAGGGTGAAGCTGGTAGTGTAGATGATCTTCTTGGTGCTTTTGGTTGGGCATCAACAGCAGAAGAAGTAGATTACATAGGTGTATCTATCCTTGCTGTTCCTCTTGCGTATGGTGTTGAAAAAGATAATAAACTACAAAGATTCTTATCACGTTGGAAGTTTATGCAGTTGTTAGATGAGCATAAAATACTACAACGCGCAAAAGAACATGGAAAGAAGATTCACTTCTTAGGTATGGTAGATGGTCCTAATGAGATCCAGTTAGTAAAAGATTATCTGTGGGCAATAGACTCATGGGACAGTTCTGCTGCTGTGTGGGCTGGACTATGTGATATACTATTTGACAACTCACCTACTGGATTGATCCAAGGTAAGAATGAAATAGAAGTTGACTTTAGTCATAGAACAGGTGAGAATATGAGACTAGGAAAAGCTGCACATAACATGCGGTACATTGATACATTGTTGGAGGAATATTCTAGATGACTGAATACAAACGTAATGAAGATAAGATTATACAAGGAATACAAGCATACATAGATGCAACATACTCTGCACACTATGCTGGTAAGAACAATCGTGATGTAGTCGATGACTGGGAAGATTGTGGAATTGCTAAAGAAGCATTTCAGTCTAACATTATCAAGTACGCAAAGCGTTTTGGAAAAAAGGATGGGGACAATCCTAAAGATGTAATGAAGATAATACATTATTGTATTTTTCTTCTTAATGAACTCGAAAGGAAACAGGATGGGTCTCAATGATGTAGTAATATTAGTTATCTCTATGTGGGGAAAAACAGCTTCAGGTGAATGGGAATATATTGGTAATCAATATGTAAACCAAACACCTTTAACATTAGCAGAGTGTAGTGAGATTATAGCTCCTGCCAATTGGAATAAGTTTGAAGAAAACGAGCATTTTAAAATACAGTTAGCTTGTTTTCATGCCGGAGAACAAAATGGGTAAGCACATAAAGACTCGTATGGATTATGAGATGATTGAAGAGCTCGCAAAAGAAGTTCATAGATTAGATCCTGGTAACCCTGTCCTAGCAAAATATCTTGCTATGGAAAACTTTGAGGGATCTGAATTGAGAAAGGTGATCAAGTGACAGAACTTTATGTAAAATTGCATAAGTGGGCTGATAATGTAGAATCTATCTTAACAGGATGGGCAATGGAAACAGTTCATGATTGGTTTGAGATTGAAGATACAGATATGATGACAGAAGATCAATATAACAAATTGGTTGAGTATGTTGACGAGAACTCTGATACATCGTATGATTGGGTATTGATTGGTTTTAGAAATATTATATCAGCATGGGAAAACAACAGAGATGACAATGATTAATATTGGTGGTAATCTAACTACATCTAGTCTTACAGAAATACAGAAGGGTGATGTTCAACCTAATGCTGTAGACCTGAGACTTGGTAAAGTGTTTGGTATATCAAACAATGACTTTACTATAGATGAGGATGTAAAGATACATCGTGGTAGTGAAGAGTTGGAAGTATTCGAAGATGGTTACTACTATCTCTATCCTGGGACGTATGAAGTGATTATGGAAAACGAAATAGAGGTAGGACCTGATGAAGCAGGATTTGTTATTACTCGTTCCACTCTCAATCGTAATGGGGTGTTTATTACTTCTGGTCTCTACGATACGGGCTATGCCGGAGTCATGGCAGGAGTTATGCATGTTAGTTGTGGCAGGCTGCGTATCAAGCCTGGTACTCGTATTGGTCAGTATTTGAACTGGAAAGCTGAAGCCCTAAGTAGTTATGATGGTGACTATGGAAAGGGTAAAGACCATGATAAGAAGTATAGCTAATGTTTACGGTTGAAATGGAAGACGATGAGACTTGTATAACCATATTGGATAACACAGGTCAGCTAGAAGATGTCTCAGCTTTATTGTATGATAACTTTTGTCATATACGTCAATGGAACGAACGTAAGAAATGTTTTGATGTAGTTTCTTTTACACCAGAAATGTATCTGAAATTAATGAAGGCATGGGAAGCACCCATAGGAGCTTACGACATTGTCCTTAAAGATTAACGCATTGAGAATATCCATATAAAGAAGACTAACAATGCAATAGCTACACCAGCTAGTGTTATACCAACTGTCCATTCTATTATAGCTTGCTTACGTTCTTCTGCTTTATAGATAGCTTCTTTGCGTTCATTCCGCATTTTTGCTTCTATGGCCACAATCTCTTTCCAGGCCGATGGACCATAGACAAAATTGATATGAGACCGTAATTCTTCACGCATCTCCTTGGCTTTTTGTTTGTGACCCCACACTTCCAAAGCATTTTGCTCAATTTGACTTGAGCCAAACATTCTTTTAAACAGCGGTGGATTTTCTGCTTGCCTATGAGCAAAGTCCACATCAGACATAGCGGTAGCCCATTGATTCAAAGTACCAGCCATGTCGGACAATTCTTTACCCGTATTGATAGCCTTTTTCAATCCTTGGTATGCAGCTGTAGCCATACCAATAGCACTTACTGGATCGATCATTGATCTCCCTTTCCTTCATTCATCTATATTTATAAAAAAAATTACTTTTATTTAAAAATAACTGTTGACTTCTGTTCTACAATATGGGATAAGGGTATATCAAATGAAGGAGAACATTATGCAGAATGCAGTTACAGGAAATTTTTACACAGGCAAGAACGAAGCTACTCTTCTTGCAGCTGGTTATGACGAAGGTGACCTTTTTGTTACTTTCAAGC